ATCAACAGCTCTTGGCATCACAACCACAAATGCTGGATCACCATCTAGCTTGTTTGGTGCTTTGACAACTGCACAAATCTCTGCATTGTCAACAGCAGTTTTAGGCACAGCTTATGTTGACTCTAGCTCAACTAGCTTGGCTTATAACAACCAAACTTTATATGTTGATGTGACCACTGCCTCTGGAGCAACTGGCACAGGAGATGTATATGTTTATGGTTATGACTTTAGCTAAAAAAGCTAAATAAATTGAAAGGGCTACTCCCAAAAGGGGTAGCTTTTTCTTTTTTAAACAGTACAATTTAATAATCTTAAAGGAAAAATCATGCCCTCAACCACAATATTGCGTGGAAATGTAAATGCATATTTCTTAGCAAATCCCTCACTCACACCATCAGCAGTAACTGGTACTTCAGCATCACAAAGTTTCACAGTACCTGGTCTTTTGACAACTGATATTACCAATGTTTCATTCAATGGTGGTGCTCAAACAGCAGGCATTGCAATTGCAAATGACTATGTTTCTGCTAATAACACTTTGACAATTCAATTTGTGAACACATCTGGGTCTTCAGCAACTCCAGCATCAGGTTCATATCTAATTGAAGTTCTCAGAAGTGATGGTCCAATACCTGTTAATGCAGTCTAATCATGGCAAATACCAGTGTATACAGACCCATAGGTCAAACCTATGCTGTGGCAGTAACAACAACTGCAAGTAGTTCTTTGAGCATTGTCCCAGTTGGCAATGACCAGATTAACTACTGTGCATTTTTGAATACTGGCTCTACACCTATTGCTATTTCAATTGCTCCTTTAAATCCTACAAGCATCACTCCAACTCCAGCAGTATTGCCTACAGCAGGAAACACTAGCACATCATTTGTGCTTGGTATTTCCATGTCTCAGCCTACTGTGATTGCAGTGCCTGCTAATGGATTTAATCTGAGTGCAGTTGGAACAGCAAATACTTTATATGTAATGCCTGTGGCAGATCAATCATGACAAACCAAGTAGCTTTTACAAACACAAATAACACTGTTCCTGTTACTACTTTCTCTACTCAGCCAGTTATAGCAAGTGGATTTGGTACTTCACCCACAATTAAGGGTGTTAGTCCAAATTGTTTTGCTGTGACTGTGGGATCAGGAGGGGCGGCATCTGGAACACTCACACTACCTCCAGCTCCAAATGGTTGGATGTGTATTGGTAATGATGTTACTAATGGTTCAGGTATATTTTTGCAACAAACAGCTAGTAGCACCACATCAGTCACAATGACTGGTTATGGAATTACCACTGGACTTGCAACAAATATGTCTGCTGGTGATGTCATTGTTATGACTTGCATCCCATATTAATTATGAGTGCTCCTGCCCTAACATCTGACCAAAATATCCTGCCAGTTCAGGCATATTTCAATTTAGATGGTAGTTTTAACACTTTTATAGGGCAAGGACAGCCTTTTTATGCCACTTTGAACCCAGTTCAGAGTGGTCTGACAATCACAAATAGCACAATAAATAGCTCCTCAATTGGGCTAGTTACACCATCTTCAGGTGCTTTTACTAATATTAGCACCACAACAGGCTCAATTAGCACAACTCCAAGCAATCCCACAGACCTGGTTAATAAAAATTATGTGGATATGTTTGTGCAAGGCTATGCAATTAAAGCAGAGTGCCAAGTTGCAACCACAGGCAACATCACACTATCTGGATTGCAGACCATTGATGGCTATACCACTTTGGCTAATGATAGGGTTTTGGTCAAAAACCAGAGCACATCATCACAAAATGGCATTTATGTAGCATCTTCAGGTGCTTGGGCTAGATCAAGTGATGCAAATACATGGAATAGCTTAATTTCAGCATTTACATTCATTATGAATGGTTCAACTCAGCAAAACTCTGGCTGGGTTTGTACCATTACAAGTGGTGGAACATTAGGGGTAACACCAGTTACTTGGAGTCAATTGGCAAGTGCAGCAAGTTATTTTGCAGGCACAGGATTAACCCTTAGCTCATACACTTTTAGTATTACTCCAATGGGAACAGCAGGCACTTATGGCTCTGCCTCAACTGTTCCAGTATTTGTTACAAATGCATCTGGTCAAGTTTCATCTGTAACCAATACCACAATCAGTATTGCACCTAGCCAAATCAATGCAACCATCCCTAATTCTGGACTTACCAACTCCACAATTTCAGGAATTGCACTTGGGTCTAATTTAGCTAACTTGACTGCTGGAACTAACATTACTTTTAGCTCTGGCACTACCTACAATGGATCAAGTGCAATCACAATAAATGCCTCTAGCACAATGGTATATCCAGGTGCAGGCATACCTAATTCCACAGGTAGTGCTTGGGCTACAAGTTACTCAACCACAGGCTCTGGGACAGTTGTAGCATTAGCTACATCACCTACTTTTGTGACTCCAATATTGGGAACTCCTCAGTCTGGGAATTTTTCAACAGGGACATTCACTTGGCCGACCTTCAACCAAAACACCACAGGCAATGCCAACACAGCCACAACAGCTAGTAACTTAGCTGGAACAACTCAGTATTCCCTGCCTTACCAGTCTGGGTCAGCCACTACATCCTATTTAAGTCCTGGCACTTCTGGCTCATTACTTATGACTTTAGGGGCAGTTTCTGCTCCTATTTGGGTTGCAACTTCTAGCTTAACAGTTGGAACTGCCACAAATATTGCTAGTGGCACAGCAGGAGCAATTCCTTATCAGACTGGCTCAGGAGCTACTAGCTTTTTAAGCCTTGGCACTTCAGGATATGTATTAACTGCTGGGTCATCTGCTCCTCAATACACAGCTCAGTCTAGTCTGGCAGTTGGAACTGCTACTAATTTGGCTGGAGGAGTTGCAAGCAATATTGTTTACCAAAGTGGGGCAGGAGCAACTGCTTTCCTAGCAAATGGGACAACTGGGCAAGTTTTAACAAGTAATGGAGCATCTGCACCTAGTTGGACAACTCCAACTGCTTATGCTACTGTGACTGATGACACAACCACAGCAGGCACAAGATACTTGCTTTTTGCTAACCAAACCAGTGGAAATTTAACAACTGAATACACCAGTTCAACCAAATTAACCTATTATCCTAGCACTGGATGTATTACAAATGGACTTAATGGAGGTGCTTTCTAATGGAAATCACATGGAAAATATCAGAAATTTCTGCTGAAAATGGGTTAATTACTCATGCTAAATACTTTGTAACTGCATCTGAGGATGATAAAAAAGTAGAAACTGAGGGTAACTGGTGGTTTCAGAATCCTGAGATTAAAGTGCCTTTTGAGAAAGTCACAGAGCAAATGGTAGCTAATTGGATTGAGGCTGAAACCATGAAAGATGGGGTAAATATTATTACCTCTAGACTGCAAGAACAGTTAAAATCATTGGAAAAGCAAGCTGTAATTCCTCCTTGGATGCCTCAAGTTTTTACACCTAATATCTAAAAATGGCTCAGACTAATTACACTCCCATAATACTGTATAACTCTGGTACTACAGGGAATACTCCATCTACTAGCAATTTAGCTAGTGGAGAATTGGCTATTAACTATACTGATGGCAAATTATTTTATAAAGATAATTCATCAACACTTCAAGTAATTGGTTGGAAAACTACCCCAACAACTGCTGGAGGAACAGGCTTAACAAGTTACACAGCAGGAGACTTGCCTTATTATTCTTCTGGCTCTGCACTATCAAAACTAGGAATTGGAACAAGTGGATATGTATTAGAGTCTAATGGCTCTGCACCTACTTGGGTTGCTCAATCTACTTTGTCTGTAGGTTCAGCTACTAATGCAACAAATACAGCAATTACAGATAACACAAGTTCAAGTGCTACTTGGTATCCAACAATTGTTTCTGCAACAACTGGAAATTTACCTCAAACCACATCAAGCACTAAATTAAGTTTTGTGCCATCCACAGGAACTTTAACAGCTACTTATCATGCAGGAGCATGGGCTGGGAGCACAATTGGAACATCTTATGGAGGTACTGGACTTACCTCATTTACTGCTAACCAAATATTTTACGCATCTAGTACATCTGTTGTAGCTCAATCTACAAACTTACAATTTAATGGAACAACATTAACATTGGCAAATGATTTATTAGTTAATGGAATAACTGCAGGCAGAGGTTCTGGTGGTATTTCAACTAATACAGTATTTGGTAATGGTGCTTTTGCAAATGCAACCCCTGCAACTGGAACTCTTAATGCGGCTTTTGGAGATTTAGCTTTAGCTTCCATTAGCTCTGGAGCAGCAAACAATGGAATTGGACATTCTGCAGGTACATCAATTTCTAGTGGAAATCACAATATCTGTATTGGATATATAGCTGGTAATGGGATTACAACTGGTAGCGGTAACGTGGTCATGGGGTCTTATTCTGCAGGGTCATCTACATTGACCACAGGAGGTTATAACACCAATGTAGGATATAACACAGCCCCATCTTCGGTAAGTATTACAGGCGAAATGATTATTTCATCTGGTAATCAAAATGCAACTGGTAAAGGAGCAAATACTGCTTTTATTACTCCAAATGGAGGAGCTTGTTATCAAGGCAACAATTCTGCCACTTGGTCAATTACTTCAGATCAAAGAATAAAAGAAAATGTTGTAACAATTTCATCTGGATTGGCAATTGTTAATCAATTAAATCCAGTTAGTTTTGATTACATATTAACAAAAAAATCAGATGTTGGTTTTATTGCTCAACAATATCAATCAGTATTGCCTGACCAAGTTGTAGAACATTCAGCAGATAAAGATGAAATAAAATTAACAGGTAGTGAAACTTTATATGGGATCAATCAAAATTTAACTCCATATTTAGTCAAAGCAATTCAAGAACTTTCAGCACAAATAACATCAATGCAAGCCTTATTAAAATCGGCTAATGTTGCAGGATTCTAAGGAAATAATATGACCACTTTTACATGGACAATTAATTCAATGCAAACAACTCCTAGTTTGAATGGTCAAACTAATGTTGTTACTGAGGTTGCATATACTTGTACTGGAACTGAAACAATAAATAATGTTTCTTATACTGCATCTATTAATGGTGTGTTAAATTTAAATTATGTACAAGGTGATCCATTTATTGCATATTCTAGTTTAACCCAAACAGAAGTTTTAGGTTGGTTGTTTGCTAATGGTGTAAATGAAATACAAACACAAAATTACATTCAAATAAAATTAAATAATCAATCTAATCCATTAACAACAACTCAGCCATTACCTTGGATTACACAATAAATGGTTAAAATTATCAAACATAGGATAAAACATGAGCGTTAATCTTTCCCCTCTAGGTGGTGCTGGTTGGCAATTTTTTGACAACAATGGTGTTCCTTTGTCTGGTGGTTTTTTATACACTTATGCTGCAGGAACAACAACTCCAACAGCAACTTATACATCAAATTCTGGATCAGTTGCTCAAGCAAATCCAATAGTTTTAGATGCAAGTGGTCGTATCCCTAATGAAATGTGGTTAACCACAGGAACTACATATAAATTTGTACTACAAACATCTTCAGCAGTACAAATAGGTTCTTATGATAATGTTTCAGGAATTAATGATTTAACCAGTGCAAATTACACTCCATCAATAACTGGTGGGGTTACAAGATCATTTATTTCAAAAATACAAGAAATTATTAGTGTTAAAGATTTTGGTGCAACTGGATTAGGAACATCCAATGATGCAACATATATTTCTACTGCAAACACAAATTCTAGTAGTTTGTTGTTTCCTCCTGGTACTTATTTAATAACAAGCAATATAACCTTAACATCTGCTTGTACTTTTTTAGAAGGTGCTAGTTTAAATATAAATTCTGGAGTTACTGTTACATTTAATGGAGCATTTAACTCTGGAGTTTATCAAATATTCCAAGGTTCTGGTTCTGTTTTATTTGGTAATGAATCGGCTCAAGAAATTTTCCCAGAATGGTGGGGTGCAGTTGCAGTAGGAAGTAATACATCAGGAAGTGTTCTTATAACTCCAAATGATTGTACTTCTGCAATTAATTCAGCTATTGCAAGTGTTTCATTTAATTATCAACCAAGTGGGAAAATAATTAAATTTCAAGTTGGTGTTTATGGCATTAGTTCTATTCATTTGGTTTCTACAACAAATTATTTAAATGGATTGACATTTAGAGGCAATAGATCAACTCAATTTTCAGGTGGTTCTGTATCTTCACAAAATAGAGGTGGAGCAACTGTATTGCAAAGTTTAACAAGTAGTTCATATTTGTTTAATTTAGATGCTACTGGTGGTGCTCCAATTGATGAAATTCATTTTGAAGATTTGGTTTTTGATGGAATGTGCCAAAAATCAAGTGTATTTTTGATGTCTCCTGCAACTGGAGGTACAACTTATGTTATTGATTTCATTTATTTTGATCGTTGTGTCTGGACTAATGTAAAAAATAATAGTTATTTAATTTCAAGTAATGTCTCAAATGCTCATGCTGAAAATGCTTTAATTTATTTTAATCAATGTTCATTTTTACTAAATAGTGCATTACAAACATCTAATGTAGGAATTTCAGTATTTTTGCAAAATGATGGTGCATGGCAATGGCAATTTCATCAATGTTATTTTTCAGGAACATCACAAACAGGTTATGGTTCAATTTATGTACAAACTGGTGGAATTGAATTAAATAATTGTTATTTTGAAGCTAACAACAATTATGACATTGTTTGCCAAGATGGTGGATGGGTTCATGCCCATGATTGCATGACTAATAGTGCTCATTTTGCAAGTTTTGCTACTTATTCTGGTAGTTTATCTGGATATACTGCACAACGTGGTATTGTGATGGAAAACATTATTTTTCCTCAAAATACTGGTTCTTGGATGATTATTAGTGATGCTACAAATTCAATAAGTTTGAAGAATTTATTGGGTGGGGGCGTTTATCTTAGATCAGGAAGTGGTAATGCTTATATTGAAAATGTAGTTAATGGAACAGTTGAATTTGGAACAAGGGCAGATTTGGCAGATACTTATACTGGAACTGCCACTTTAATAAATGTACCTGTTATTAAAACAAATGGTTCATCTGCTAATTTAGTGCCTGCTCCAGTAACAATTGTTGAGGGTACAGATGCAACTGTTTTAGAAAGGTGGGTTGGTAAAGATTTATTAACAAATTTATCAGTTACTCATGTAGCAGGAAGTACCGCTTTTTATGTTACATCTTATATTCAAGGAACTGGTTATGCTCCTCTTTATATAAGAGCCAGTAATATCATTAATGATGCTGGTAGTTTCCAAACTTCTGTTGCTGGTAGTGGTTTATATGTTTATACACCAGATGGAACAAAAAGATATTTAATTGGTGTTAATAATTCTGGTGCAGTTACTGCAACTTTAAGCTAAGGATAAAAATGACCACACCATTAGACATTATTAGTAGAGCATTAAAAGATATAGGTGCTTTGGAAGCTGGTGAAACTCCAACTTCTGAGGCATCTCAAGATGCATTTGATATGCTTCAAGATATGTTAGACCAATGGTCTAATGAAGACATGATGGTGTTTTACAAAAATGAAATCATATTTCCTGTTGTTTCTGGACAAACTCAATACACCATTGGTCCAGGTGGTCAGATTGGTGCTATCTTCACTGGAAGCATTACTGGTAATGTTCTCACTATTACTTCTATTCAGTCTGGGGGTATTTCTCTTGGTCAAACTTTGTCTGGAACTGGTATTACATCAGGTACAACTATTGTTCAAATGCTTACAGGAGCAGGAAACAATGTAAATGAGGCAGGCACTTATTTGCTTAATAAAACTTATTCAAGTCCAGTATCAAGTGAAACCATCAATTCTTATTACCAAAGACCTTTAAGATTTAATTCTGCTTTTGTTAGGATTAATACTTATTCAAATGGTCAGCCAATAACAAATGGTGGATTAGATTACCCAGTATCTGTTTTAAATGTTGAGCAATATCAGATGATTGGACTCAAAACACTAAATGGTCCGTGGCCGAAGGCTGTGTACTATGAACCCACAGAAACTTTGGGGAATGTGTACCTTTGGCCGAACCCCAGCCAAGGAGAAATGCACATATTTGTAGATCAGTTATTCCAAAGGTTTACCACACAATTTGATAACATCAATCTGCCTCAAGGCTATAACATGGCTTTGAGATGGTGTCTGGCTGAAAGACTAATGCCTATGTATGGAAAGGCTAGTCCCACACAGATTCAGATGATTATGAAGTTTGCAGCACAAGGGAAGTCCACTGTTAAAAGAACAAACATGAACCCAGCAATTGTTTCAACTTATGCAGACTCACTTTTGGTTGGAAGGCAGAAGGATGCAGGCTGGATACTTAGCGGGGGGTTCTTTAGATAATGGCTGATTTTGGCTTTGTCGGCCCCTCCTATGAAGCGGCCTCCATCTACCAAGAAGCACAAGAGTGCATCAATTTCTATCCTGAGATTGATCCTTTAAAGCCTCCTGGTAGTAGAGGTGTAGTTGCCTTGTATCCAACTCCAGGACTTACTTCAATACTCCAACTAAATAATGCTCCAGTTAGAGGAATGAGGACTCTTTCTGGTGGTCAATATTTAATTGTTGTTGTTGGAAATATTGTTTATTCTATTAACACTAATTATGTATCTACACAAATAGGCACATTAACCACTTCAAAAGGTTATGTTTCCATCACAGATAATATTATGACTAATACAGGTCTTAATGCTTACATTGTTGATGGTGCTAATAGGTATTATTGGGTAGTTAAGACAAATACATTTGTGCAATTACCCAGTACAGATGGACCTTGGCAAGGGGCAAATATTTGTGATGTAGTAGATAACTATATTATTTATAACCAGCCTGGAACACAGTTATGGGCAGCCACAGACCTTGGTTTGGTCACATCCAATAATGCTTATTATGGTTCTAAAGATGGTGCTCCTGATCCACTTGTTTCACTTATTGTTGACCATAGGCAAGTATTTTTGCTTGGTGAATTTACAGCAGAAATGTGGACAGATGTTGGAAATGTAATACCTGGAATTATTAGTTTTCCATTTCAAAGGGTTACTGGAACATCTGTACAACATGGCATTGCTGCCCCTTTTTCAGTAGCCAGATTTGGTGAACAATTTGCTTTTGTAAGCCAAGACTACAGAGGTCAAAATATCATTGGAGTTATGCAAGGATATTCTTTTAAAAGAATCAGTACCCATGCTGTAGAACAGACCTTAATGAATCAATACATAGCTGATGCAGTTGCATATACTTATCAGCTAGATGGTCATGAATTTTATGTGGTCACATTTCCAACTATTAATATTACTTGGGTTTTTGATCTTGCATCTGAAATGTGGCATAAATGGCTTTCTTGGGATGGCACACAATTTAATAGACATAGATCAAACTGTGGGGCTATTTTTAATAATGTTTATTTGGTTGGAGATTACCAAAATGGTCAAATCTATCAATTAGATAATGCTGTATATACAGAGGCAGGAAATACCATTAGAAGGCTTAGAAGATGCCCACATTTGGTAACTGATTTACAAAGACAATATTTTGCTGAATTGCAAATACAATTTCAGCCTGGAGTTGGATTAGAAACTGGTCAGGGACAGAATCCACAAGCTATGCTTAGATGGTCAAATGATGGAGGTTCTACCTACTCAAATGAGCATTGGTGTACTATTGGAGCTGTAGGAAAGTACAAAAACAGGGCAATTTGGAGAAGATTAGGGCAAGCTAGGGACAGAATTTATGAGGTTAGTATTAGTGATCCAGTAAAAACTGTGATTGTTTCTGCTAATTTGAAAGCAGAGGGTGGTGAAAACTAATGGCTACTTCTAGTTCTAGTGGGAATATACTCTGGCCGAGAGTCCCATTCCTAGACCCTACATCTGGTCAGCCTGCTTTGCCTTGGTTATTGTGGTTACAAAGTCCTAATTTTGTTAGCATGAAGACTGGACAACAAACAATTCAAGGAAATCAAGAAATTACAGGAAATTCAGTAATTGATGGAAATGAAATTGTTAAAGGCACATTAACTGCTTTAGGTGGTATTTCAGGGGGTACATTTTGAATTTAGCTGATATTTTGAAAGCCAATGAAGGTTTGATGGAGTTTGACCCTCAAATTGTTCACCATTTTTCTGATGGCTTGTATGCCAAGCAGTTTGTTTTGCCCAAAGATCATTTTATTGTCCAACATGCCCATAAATACAGCCATTTAAGCCTTTTGGCTAAGGGAAAAGTGATAGTAAGGACTGACAACACAGAAGAAATGTATAGTGCTCCTTACTGTTTTGAAATAAAATCAGGGATAAACCATTCTATTCAGTCCTTGGAGGATTGTGTATGGTTTTGTATTCATGCAACAGATGAAAAAGACCCATCCAAAGTGGATGAAGTTTTAATTCAAAGGGGATAAAAATGCCTATAGGACTTGGAGCAGGATTAGCAATTGCAGGAGGATTGGGACTTATAGGGTCTATGAATCAAGCAAACGCGGCACAAAGCGCGGCACAAACACAGGCAAATGCTTCATTAGCAGGGCAACAACAGTTGCAACAAAACTACCAGCAATTGTCTCCTCAATTTCAGCCTTATTTACAAGCAGGAAATCAAGGTTTAGCTCAGTTACAGTCTCAACTTCCTAGTTTGACACAAAGTTTTGGACCAGCACAGCTACAAAGCAATCTTGCTCCTAATTACCAATTCATGCTAAATCAAGGCTTGGGTGCTCAAAACCAAGCTCTAAATGCTAGTGGTGGTGGTTCTAATATAAATACAGCAGGGACTAAGTTTGCAGAAGATTATGCTTCTAATGCTTATCAACAGGCTTTCAATAATTATCAAGCACAGCAATCTAACATTTATAACAAACTAGCAAACATTGCAGGCATAGGACAGCAAAGCCTGGCTAATCTTTCTAATCTTTCTACTGGAAATGCCACAAATATATCTAATTTGGGTGTGGGTGCTGCTAATGCACAGGCTGCAGGCACAGTAGGAAGTGCTAGTGCCTTGGCTGGTGGCTTGAATAGTGTGGGTTCTAATTTGACTTTGGCATCTTTGTTAAACCCAGCTAATCAAGCAGGAGCTAGTTCTGTTACTCCAGCTAATATGGCAGGATTCCAAACTCCTTATCAAGCACCAAGTTATCAAGTAACAGCACCACAACCATATAACCCAACTTATTAAGGATAAATATGGGTATTCAATCTTTTCAAATAGCAACACCAACTCCTGTTCAAACAACTCCTGTGCAGGGTAATTCAATTGCACAGATGGTTAATGCTGCCAATGGCATTCAATACTATCAACAAAATCAACAATTAAATCCATTACAGCTCAAACAAGCTCAAATGGCTATTGAACAAGCACAGCAAATTAATCCATTAGCTGTTAAAGAAGCTGAAGCCAGAACAGAAACTGCTCAGACTGGAGCACAACAAGCAAAACAAAATTATCTTGTTTCTGGTGAAGATTATGCAAGAAAAATGATTAATGCTTTGCCTCCAATTGATGATTATGTAGATAAAAATGGTGATGTAAATCAAAAAGCATTAACAAGGTCTTTGGACATTATTAGAAAAAGTGCTGATGCAGTTGGCTTACCAAAGCATCCATCTAACTTGCTTGGTCAATTAGAAGATGCAGTAACCAAAAAAGATTATGATAGATATGAGGAATTAAGGAACAGAGTTGCTAAAAGTTCAGGAACAACATCTGAGCAGTTTGCAGCTAAATTTCCTGCTGTTCAATTTCAAGGTTTGGGTAATGTTAATCAAGCAGTTACTACAGGTAATCCTAATATTGCTGAAACTGCACCAGGTACTAAAATTGGAGCTGGTTTACCAATTGGTCCAAGTCCAATGCAACCAGGTGTGACAACTGTAAATGGTATTATTGGACAGTATGATTCAACTGGTAAATTTGTGCCATTTAATGTACAGCCTGGTCAACAACCTGGCAATCTTTCTATGCCAGGCATGGTGCAAACTCCTGCTCCATCTGCAGTTGGGCAAAATAAAATGCCATCAATTGTAAAAATTGACAATTTTTCTGCTCCTGGTCAACAAAATACTCAAGAAGTTGCTAGATATAATGCAGGGCAAGCTGATTTTAATGCTGCAAATGAACGTGCAACACTTGCACAAGATAGTGCTTTAACTGCACAAAATATTAAAAAGAATTTATCTGCTGCAGCTGGTAGTACTCCAGGCAGGGTTTTAAGATCAATTGGTCAAACTGTAATTGGTGATCCACAACTAGATATTTTAGTCAAGAGTTTGGCAGATCAACAATTAAGACAATCTCAATTAATGGGGTTAAAAAATCAAGCTGCAGAAGCAGATCAAAGGACTGCAGGAGGTAGTTCTGAAATAACTGCAGAAGCATTGGCTCATATTGTTGAAAGAGCTGAAGCAACAAATTTAGCTGCCACAAAATACAATCAAGCATTATCAAAAATGCAAGAAAAATATGGAAAAGAAAGAACATATTTAAATAATGATAATTTTAAAAATGCTTGGGCTAATTCTTACAATCCAATAGCTTTTATTATTCAAAACACCAATAGACAAAATATTCCACAAAAAGATAAAGACAAAATTATTGATTACTACACACATGATATGAGTAGAGATCAATTAGATACATTGGCTAATAACATGAAGAATTTAAAACGCTTAGAGCGTGGAGATTTCTAATGGCAAATGATGCTTATGAATTAGACCCAGATGTTGCAGTTATTCGCAAAAGAATGCCTGTCAATATTCCAAAGAGTGCAATGTATGGAAAAAATCCAGAATTGCAACCTGATGCTGTATATAGTTATGAAACAGACCCTGATATAACTTCAATATCAAACAGAAAAGTTACCCCTGCAGAAAAACCAGAGCCAGGTAGTTATTTGCCACTTTTTTTAAAAGGAGCTGGAGAAGCTGCATTACATTCAATTGCTGGCATTGTTTCTGCTCCTGTTAGTGCTGCAGCAGGAATTTATGGAACTTTAACAAGTGGCAAGTATGGAACTCCTGAAGGTATAAAAGCAGGACAAGAAACTGCTAAAAGAGTCCAGCAAGCAATGCTTAATGCTGGTACACAACCTGAGACAGAAGAAGGCAAGTCTTATTTAGAAAGCCTACAACAAGCATTTGAGGCATCTAAAATTCCTCCTGTTGCTCCTGAAATTGGTGGGTTAACTGCTGAAACTCAAATGGCAGGCAAAAGCGTACAAACAGCAAAACAAGCATTAAATGCTCAATTCCAAAAGATTAGACCTAAAGTTACAATTGAAACTGTGCCAGGTTTAAGAAGTGCAGGAGCTGCAGCAACAGAAACTCCTGAAATGATTCAAGGCAATATCAATGCTGCCCTTGCAAATGCTTCTCCTGAGCTACAAGCACATATAAATGCACAAGAACCAACAAATGTTAATGTGCCTGCTTTGGAAACAAGAGCCTTAGAAGAAAAACATGGTGTTAATTTAACTACAGGTCAAAGAAGTGGTGATACTTCTAAATATTCTGAAGAATGGAATAGAAGGGGAGAGACTGAAGATTTAACTAATCATTTTAAAGATCAACCTGTTCAACTTGCGAATGCATTTGAAAAAGCAAAAGTACGTCATGCCCCAGACATACCATCAACTGCAGATTCTTCTGAACTTGGTCAACATGAAATAAATGCTTTATCTGAAAAAGATGCAATAAGAAAAGCAAATATATCTTCTGCATACAAAGCATTGCAAGATCAAAACAATGGACAATTTCCTATTGATATAGGAACTTTAGATACTAATATAAAAAATAGTTTATCTAAAAATCTTAAAACAAATCACTTATCAGATGCTGTAAGAAATGATTTAAAAGACTTTTATCAAAATCCTACATTTGAATCTTATGAGGCTTTAAGAACTAATTTAGCTAATGAAATGCGATCCAGTTCAAATGGAAATGCAAGAGGTGCAGCATATATTGTTAGACAAGAATTAGAAAACTTACCTGTATTTGGTGAAAATACTGGCACTCCAGAAGCTATACAATTAAAAGCATTAGCTGATAATGCAAGAAGTTTGGTCAAAGAACGATCTGATGTTATTAAAGCAAATCCTGCTTACAAGGCTGCAATTAAAGAAGCAGCAGATTTAAATGAAACTTCTTCACAGGGTGAAAGTTTAAATGCTGCAAATTTTCATAAAAAGTATGTTGCAAGTGCTACTCCTGAAGCAATACGCAGAATGAGATCAGAAATTGATCCAGAGCATATTGCAAACCAAGCAATTACATTTGCTGAACTAGAACGTGCTAAAAATGCAATCACTAATCCAAATGCAACAAGTGTAAAGGCAAATAGTTTTGCTAATTTTATGCAAAAAGAAGCATCAAAATTGAAAGAATCTTTACCACCAGAAGCCATGAAAGATGTTATGGAAATTGGTTTATTGTCTAGCAAAATTGGTAAGCCTGAGGCTGGAACATTTAATTACTCTAACACTTATAGTAGTTTAATTGGTGATTTAGCAAAACAAGGATTAGCTGGTGCTGCAGAAATGAAATTAGCAGGACTAACAAGTGGTGCATCAGTTCCAGTAGTAAGCCTTGGTAAAGCAATATTACAGAAAAGAACTAAAGATGCATTTGCAAAATCTGCAATTGATCCTAAAGGTGGATTAATTAAGGAAGAAAAATGAGCACAGAATCACCAATTGACCTTGTCAAGTATGGAGTACTTTGGCAAAAAGTAGAAGATTATGAGAAAAAGTTTGACTCTATGGAAAGAAAAATAGACAAACTTGAGTCATCAATTGAAAAACTTATTTCTATGGCTGATAAGTCTAGGGGTGGTTTTTGGGTAGGCATGATGGTTGTTTCAGGACTATCTAGCTTTGTTGGCTTTGTTTCTCACTATGTAACTTTCAAATAACATGCCTTTCATGCTTGCCATCTCTGCTGTGAGTGCCATCAAGCAAGGGGTGGCAATCTACAAAGATGCCAAAAATGTTGGAAAAGAAGTTTATGGTATTTATGCAGAGCTAAGTGAGGGAGTTGGTAATTTCTTTGACCATCAGGAAAATGCCCACAAAGAATTAAAAGAAAAAGAAAAGAATCCTCCAAAGGGCAAAAGCATAAAAGCACAGGCTCTTGAGAATGTCATCAAGAAAAAGCAACTCCAGCAAGCTGAGTATGATTTAAGGCAAATGTTAACTTACCAAGCTCCTCCAGAGTTGGGTGCTTTGTGGACAGATTTTCAAGAGGAAAGAGCTAGGCTTGAAAAAGACAAATTTAAGTATGAACAGGCTCAAAAAAAAAGGATGAGCAAGAATATTACAGAAAAGCAAGAAACAAAGAAAAATGGGATTTTAGAATTGCAATATGCATTGCAGTCATGGTGGTCATCTTCACAGTTGCAGGCTTAATGTATTACATCCATTGGGATTATCAGATAAATAAAGTAGAGGAACAATGGCATATTGAGTTTATGAAAAAGTTTAAACCCAATAGCAAAGAGTATGAATGTTATAAAATTTTTCAGGAAACAGGGTATTCACCAAGATACTGTAACTAGGAGTTAATATGGATTGGTTAAAGACAATTGCACCTACTATTGCCACTGCACTTGGCGGCCCCTTTGGAGGTCTAGCCTATGAAGCAGTTTCTAAAGTCTTAGGTATATCTCAGGATGATGCTAAAAAGATGCTTGATGATGGCAAACTCACTGCTGACCAGATAGCAAGTGTTCAACAAGCAGAGATAGCTTTGAAGGCAAAGGCACAAGAATTGGGTTTAGATTTCGAGCAACTGGCAGTCCAAGACAGAAAGTCAGCCAGGGACATGCAAACAAATACTCACTCATTTATTCCTCCAGCCTTGGCTATTATG